CAGTTTGAATTTAAGCTTCGTGGTGGTATTGTCGGTGGTTTAAATGATACGGCAACGGTTTACGCTTGGGGCGCACAATTTGAAGCAGGTTCATTCCCAACTTCCTACATTCCTACGATACCAACCTTTACAAGCAGGGCAAGCGATGGAACGTACTTCGATAGTAGTGGGGTACTTCAAACGGCTTCAACTGATGTAGCAAGAACCGACCACAAATACATCGATGGGCAATGGGTAGAAGCAGGGTTATTGTTGGAAGGTGCTAGTACGAATTTAGTGGCTAATTCGGAAGATTTAAATACCTTTACAAAAACAAATAGTACTGTTACATCTAACCAAATAAACGGATTAGACGGAACATTAACGGCTGATGAATATACAGAATCTTCTGATGCTACTGCTCAAAATCATAGGCTTTCTTATGCTACGCCTTCGTTAACAAGTGGTAATGATTACACAATGTCTGTTTTTGCTAAAAACAACGGAAGAGATTATCTGCAATTAACTTTCAATAGTTCTGACTTTAGCGCTACACAATACGCAACATTCAATCTCTCAACGGGTGTAATTGAAAATGCAGTAGATGGAACGGCTCAAATTCAAGATGTAGGAAACGGATGGTATCGATGTTCTTTTACAAGTGATTGTACTTCTACGGGTATTTCAACTATATTTTTTATTCTTTCTGATACTGCAAGCGGTAGAGACCCTTCTTATATAGGCGATGGCACTTCGGGTGTTTATTTATGGGGTGCGCAACTAGAAGAACAAAGCCAACCAACTAGCTACATTGCTACAAGTGGTACAACCGCTACAAGAAGCGCAGACGTATATACTACGGCAACAAAGGAGAGAAGCGCTGATGTGTGTTACATAGATGGTACTGCGTTTACTGACTTTTACAATCAAGAGGAAAGCACATTATTAGCAAACTATATTTTGAAAGGCGATTTAGTCAATGAGGATATTTTAAATATAAACGATGGAACTACATCAAATGAGATATTTTTAAGATATTCAAGTGGTAACACTTTGGGATTTGTAATTGACCAAACAACAGGACAACAAGCGTTGTTTTCATCTACAAGTTATGATTCACTAGAAACTGCATATAAAGCTATTATTGCCTACAAAACAAATAGTGTAAAATTATTTGTAAGTGGTACACAAATAGGCACAACAGATACTTCTGCAATAATGCCAACTGTTTCAGAAATAGGTATTGGCTATCGTTCTTGGGGAGGCGATTATGTTTTTAACGGCACTATCAAAAAACTAATTTACTTCCCTAGACAATTATCCGACAACGAATTAATCAAATTAACCCAATGACAGACATATACCTAAAAGCACCAACCAAAGAAGATTTCTTCAACGAACTAGGTGAACCATTTGTTCGTGAAATCGAATTCGCTGAAGATGGCGAACTTAAAACGAAAAAGATATTCACCACAGAAAAAGGACACGCTTGTTCCTATGTGGGAAAGATAGTAGATGAAGCAGGGATTTACGATGAGGAAGGCAACGAACTAAAAGCACCAACCTTCTACGATGGGGTACACTTAAACATTCGCTTACTTCAAGACATTCCCCTTCCCGAATTTGACAAGGTAGAACAAGTACATCCCAAAAATCCATCTAGGGTATGGGCTTAATAAAAAAGATTGACAAAGCCCTTCCCTATTGGCTCGAGCATATTTTAATCGCTTGGCTTATTCAGCTAGCTACGTTCTTACTCACTCACTCTCTCATATTAGGCACGCTTTCGGGTAGTGCCTTTTATTTTATTCGGGAGTTATATCAATACTTCATTCAAGGCAAAACCCACAAAGGGAAGTACGACCATTTAGGTTGGATAGCGCCTTTTATAGGGTGTTTTTCTGTTTACTTTATATTTTCTTACCTTTTGTAAACTATTAGTTTACCAACTAAACATATTTCAATGAAAAAACACGTTGAAGCCTTAAGTGAGAATGTTCACCTATTCGAGTTTGATGGTATGCGTTCTGGTGATGTAGTGCCAACTCTTTTTTGCTCGGATATTCACTTGGATAGTATAGGATGCAAAAGGGAGATTCTAAAAAAGCACTTTGACGAAATAAAACACGCCAACGGACTGATATTTATATTTGGCGATTTACTCGATGTTATGGGAAGCTATGGAGATAGACGTTTACAACGTGAGGATATAGACCCACAATTCATTCAGCACGGCCGTACCTATCTCGATTTGGTAGCAGAATACACTATCGAGTTTCTAAAGCCTTACGCAGAGAATATAGCGCTTATATCGTATGGCAACCACGAAAAGACAATCAACAAATTCCATAACCACGATATTTTACGGTCTATTGTTTGGGCTTTGAACGTAGCGCCAAAAGTAAACATCCAACTAGGAGCGTATAGTGGGTGGGTAATTTTCCGAATGATGAAAGCCAAAAATACGTGCGCGGTTACTAAAAAAATACACTACCATCATGGTTTCGGGGGAAATGCAAAGCGCTCAAAGGGTATGCTAGACGTACAGATTGAAGTGATGAAGTATCCGGATGCTGATATATTAGTTCGTGGACATACACACCAAAAATGGTTCGATCCTTCAACGGCTAGAATGAGAATAACCTCTCATGGCAAGCTCTACAAAGACAAGGTAAAATATATCCAATCGGGTTCGTATGTGGATGGGGTAGGTGAAGGGAAATCGGGTTGGGTGGTAGAAAAGAACTTTAACCCAACTGATATTGGTGGTTGGTTCGTTGACTTTCATTATAAGCTATCTCATGGCACTAAAGCAATCAATACGCGAGTAATTGAAACGCCAGTCGATGAGTTTTGAAAGCAGGCCTATCTCTTGTATCTGATTACCGGCTATTTGCGGAGCAAGTGCAAGATCAAGTCATCTATTCGGTGCATGAAGTCTTTTATATGAACGACATTCCGGTCGATTATGTGCATATCCCCCTCTCTCTCATATCTACGGACCAAGAGGATTTAATCGCAGAAATTCAGTTAGTATTAGAAGCGTTTGAGATGCCCATCTTATCATTAGAGCATTTTCCCGAAGAGTATTAAAAAAGGCCGGCTACTTTCACATAACCGGCCGAGCTACTTCTACCTATCACAAATTAAAACGGTAAGCCCGAATCTATATCATCCAAATTGGCAATATCTACTTTTTGATTGCTTACGGTTGACTGATTTCCTTCCGGCTTCCCTCCGAGCATCTCCATATTCCAGGCTCTTATTTCGGTGGTGTAAACTTTTTGCCCATCCTTCTCATAATCTCTCGTTTCAATCTCTCCCTCGATCATTAGCTTATCGCCTTTGTGGACATACTTCTCGACTATCTCCGCGAGTTTATCCCAAGCGACTATCCGATGCCATTCGGTCTTATCCTCTCCCTTTATCTTTTTGGAGGTAGCGAGTGAGAAGTTCGCAACCGATATTCCGGATTGAGTTTTTCTAATTTCGGGTTCTTTGCCTACGTTCCCGATGAGTATTGCTTTGTTCATATAGCTTTTTTTAGTGTTTGTTGATACTGTGGTGGATTTCTGAATGGCCATTGGCCACGCAGTTCTTGAATTTCGTGGTTATAGAGTGCAATTTTATAGGAGCTATGTACGACTCCATCGACATTCTGTTTTTTATTTTCTATTGGGTAGCCATATTTGACTCTCAAGTCGCTGACTCTTGTTCCTACCTTATAGCATTCGCTTTTACATAGTAAAGCCGTATGAGAGCGAATTTGACCGATAGAAACCCATTTATGATTATTTTGCAAAAGATAGATTAGTATAGCGGTGTTATGTGTCATGATTCCATTGTTCTGTTAGGTATTCTCTAGTATAAAATTTTGATCCATTGGGTGCAATTTCCGGATAGAGTATATCCATTAAATCATTTGGATAAATTGCTTTCATTCGTTTAATCTGATTTTTTACCCATTGAGCCGATTTTTCGCATTCATTTGCAATCTCTTTTATGGTTGTTTTTTTGATTACATACTCCCAAAAAATAAAAGCGTGGTAATGTTTCATTTTACGCATTAAACCTAACTTTGTAAGGTATATACCGGCCATAGATTTATTGTGAACCTTTGAATGACATTCAACACATAAAGGAATGGTTTTTGTACCTCCTTTGGATTTTGGTACAACGTGATGCTGATGCTCCGCGTTATTATTGCATTGAAAGCATTTCATATCTTTATCCCTTTTTTCTCGGCAATGTATTCCGCCTGGCGCTTATACTCTTTGGCCGTTTCCATTATTTCCGTTTTATTGGTTTTGTATATCGATTGCGATAGACTAGTGAGAAAATCTGCCGTTCCCTCTCCATAAAGTAAATCAATCTCTTGTCCATGCTTATATTGCTCTCCTGCGCCGTACTGGTTGCATTTTTGGCATTGAGCGTGGCAATTTTGCGCGTGGTATCGAGTGGACATATATCTCCTAGATTGAAAGTGGCCGGCATCCATCTCCTTCCAATGTTTGACCGTATCGCACGTGATACATTTGCACATACCGTTGACATCGGCATCCCTCAATCTCACGTATTTAGAGAACCATACATCGGCCGTTTTTTTAGCGGAGGCTAAATTCTTGCTCCTATTTAGTCCCATTGTTCTCCTTTAGTAGTTCAAAGAATATCGGTAGAATGACCATAATCAGAAGTAAATAAATCAGTAATTCCATTTTTTTCCGGTGAAGGTGATTTCGATTGTAGTGGGTGAGATGTGCTTTAACTCCAACTCAATCCCTTTGTTTTTTCTCATCTTTTTAATGCGCACAATGAGATCCGTTTTATTGATGGAACGGAGTTTAATCTTTGGGTACGTGGTGGCAGTATTAACCCAAGCTCGAAACTCTAGTTCACCAAAAGAATCTCCATCGAATACTCCTCCAAAATCGGGAGGCGTTTGGGTATCAAAGATAATTTTGTTCATTCTCTGAAAAGGTTAATGTACTCTCTGGATCTCCTCTCCCATTCTATTTCGAATTGCTCCATCAATATGGCATATTTGAATTTATTGTAGAAGTAATTGAGAATAAGCGCAGTAATCATTCCAAGTGCGAAGTTCATAATTGTATCTCTATTTTATTGTTTTTGTGATGGATGTTATATCCCAAATCGGTCAACACATGAGCATCCTCAATAGATATATCCTCTAGTGTTACAGATGCATAATTCTTTCCGTATGCCTTAGCTATTTTCTCCCTTATCTCTTCGGAGAGAGGGGTATGGTAGGTGATATGTTTAAATTCTGTGTAAGTCATAAGCAAAACCGAGAGAGCCGAAGCCCTCCCGGATCATCATACAGTGCCTAACTTCCGGATTTTCCGGAAAAAGCCTAACTTCCGGATTTTCCGGAAAAAGCCTAGAGCCGGTCAAAACCCTAGACATACGTTTAGTCAATATACTTTTTAATGTACTCTTTTATAAGCCATTTCATTGTACGCCCTTCTTTTTTAGCCTTCTGTAAAAAAGCCTCTTTCAATTTTGGATCAACTTCAATTGTTATTCTTACCTTTTCCATTTGTATCATTATTTATGGTTCGAGGGCATGATAAATAATTTTGTGTTTATTGTCAAATCTTTTATATTTGATTGTCAACGTTAAACAAAACAGAAATACAATGAATCATTACGAATTATTGAACAGTTACCAGGAGGGCGATATAAAGGCCTCCAAAGCATACATCCAATTGCGAGCATTAAAGAGCGAATTGGAGGAAGTCATAAAAGAGGTAGAGGATGGCTTAGTGGATGAGATTACAAGAATGGGCAACGAGGATTTAGTTGTCGATGGCTACAAAATCTCCCACATGAAAGGCCGTACATCCCTAGACTATAAAGTGAGCGATGTATGGAACGAATACAAAGAATCCCTCAAGCTAGTAGAGGAGAAGCTCAAGCAAGCCACAAAATTAAAGGTGGACATAGTAGATCCTGAAAGTGGTGAGGTTTATGAGCCTCTGCCGGTGCGACATGGGAAAGGATATATCAAAATGGAGAGGGCAAGAATATGAGCATCTATAAAAAGCTATTCAAGATTACAAGCACGATGGACAAGATGAGGAAGGATTCAACCAATCCCTTTTTCAATAGCAAGTACTTCGATGTGAATCAGCTAATTGAGGCGGTCCGGCCGGCGCTCATCGCGGAGGATTTGCTTTTATTGCAACCTATTGAGAACGGCGCGGTAGGTACAAGAATTGTTGATGTTGACTCGGGAGATTCGGTGGAGGCTTTTATACCTCTGCCGGATTTATCCGATCCACAGAAAATCGGTTCGGCCGTTACTTATTATCGGAGATATACCCTACAAAGTTTAATGGGGATAGAGGCGATGGATGACGATGCGAATTATGCTAGTCATGGCTCAAAAAAACCTCAAGCCAAAAATACCAATGATGATGATAAGGTATGGCTCAATGAGGGGATGCCCGAATGGGATAAAGCAGAGGAATGGGTGAGGGATGGAGGCAATCCAAACAAGCTCCGCGACAAGTACAAAGTCAACAAACAGAACTTTGATTACTTCTTATCAATAGCAAAATGAGGCTTGTTAAAACATCAATGGGATTATCTCCACATACTGATGAGGATGCGATTGAGTTGCGTCGCGTCGGTATTGGAGATATACTCCAGGCGAAAGCATTGGATCAAAGGAACGTTCAACATCATCGGAAATTCTTTGCACTTATAAGAGTCGTATATGATAATATGCCGGAGCAATTCGATAGGCATTTCCCAACTCAAGACGATTTAAGGCACGAACTCATTAAGAGAGCAGGATTCTACAAAGAGTACATCGATCTAAAGGGAAATAAGCAATACCGAGCCGAGAGCATATCATTCGACAGTATGGGGCAAAAGAGATTCGATGATCTATACAATAGAGTATTGGATGTGGTGGTGCAATGGTTTCTCTTTGATAGGGATGTTTTAGAGGGCGAGATTATGCAATTTGCAGATTAAACCGTATATTTAAACTAATTACTAACTCGATGGATTTCTTAGGTGGGGGCATACACGCAGGAAATCTATTATTAGATTCGGGAGTATTCTTAGGTTATGCCCAACCTTTGGATGCTCCCTTTTTTTATCACTATGAATAAAGACGCATATTATTTTCCGCATTTCAGCAATGCGAGGCAAGACAGAAAACTGAAACGAGCAATGAAACAACTAGGCATCGAGGGATATGCCATTTACTTTATGCTCCTGGAGGTGCTAAGGGATCAAACAGATTTATGCTATCCGATGGAGGATATAGATTTGTTGGCCGATGAGTTTGGTACTTCCGAGCAAAAGGTGAGGACCATTATTTGCAATTATCATTTGTTTGATGTTGACGATGAGGATCAATTTTTCAGCCCTAAATTCAACGAGTATTTAGCGCCGTATTTAGAGCAAAAAGAGGTGAATCGCATTAACGGCATCAAGGGAAATTTGATAAGGCATGGAAAAGCCTCAAAAGAGGAAATTGCGAAAATGACCAATGAACAGATATTGGCTTTAAATAGCAAAGAGAGCAGATTTCTCGGGGGCGACTCGGGGGGCGATCGCGTCGCGGTCGCAAAGAAAGAAAAGAAAAGTAAAGTAAACCAAAGTAAAGTAAAGGAAAGTAATATATATACGTTCGATTTTTTTTGGGATGCTTACGATAAAAAGATTGACCGAAAGAAATGCGAGGCTAAATGGAATCGGCTACCGGTAAAAGACAAAGAGGCCATCCTACAATTTATCCCTATCTACCAAGCACATCAGCCGGATGAGAAGTACCGGAAAAATCCTTACACTTTCCTCAACTCCGAAATATGGACAGAGGATTGGAACAACTATCAACCTAAATCAGAAAACAATGACTCAAGCAATGACTTTTATCAGCAACTCTCCGAACTCGAGCGAATCAATGAAGTACAACGACACAATGACCAGGAGGGAGCTTCTCCAGTCAACATTTACCAACTTCGAGGCCGATAAGGATTTGCTCACTTCGATTTATCAGTTGCACGAATATCTCGGAGCTACTAAAAACCTTCCAAGCCATCACGATAAAAAGCAACAAACGGCCATCAGAGCGGAGTACTTCAACCAATGGATGATCCATACCATCATTAAGAACAATCGCCTCCCATTAGATATACCTATCGGATTTATCTTTGTAGAGTTTGCCAATGGCTTAGTATCAGGCCAATACGAGAGGAAGGGAAATAACATCGCAACCTTTGTAGAGGCTATGAGCAAAGCCGTTGATGACATAGTAAGAGAGTGGACCAAGAGAAACGAACCGTTAAAGCTACCGGAGAAAAAGGGAACGAAACTCGAGAGCCTGCCGGATCATACGATAAGAGATTTATTCCAGACGATCCAAATGATAGGAGGGGTACAATTCAATCCTTTATTCCAAAATAGCAAAGCGGAATCATATTTTAATCGGATTAAATCGGAGTATGAGGCACGATTTGAAAAATAATTGCACTTTTTTTTGATAACCTATTGACAATGAATTATCAATGATGTATATTTATAACAGATTAAACGATAACAAATACACAGAACGATGACAAACATAGTAAAAACAAAATTCACTAACAAAAGCACTAACATTGAAGTTTTAGCTTCAAAACTTAACAAAATGTGGGGATATACATTCGGTATTACCTACTGTGTTAGTGGACTAGATAAATTATATGTAACATTTAAAGGTGATGATAAATTAAGCTACGAAACACAACTTGAATGGATTCATAAATTTACTAACTACTTTGGACTTCAAGTAGAAAAAAACATTTACGAATAATAACAATCGGGAGGCTTCGGCCTCCATTCAATACAGAACAATGATACACCTAACAACAAAACAACAAATATGTTGTCATAAATAACAACATCAACAAAACAGTAGAACAATGATACACTTAACAAGCATTCAAATGATACTAGACGAGGAAACGATGACGTTCTATCTCGCCGGTACGGATGGAGAGCCATCCTATAGAAAATATTTTGATTATCGAGATGCATATAGTTTCGAGGATATATCGGAGGAGGATATGAATCTTATCAATTACTACGGAGAGTTACACGAGGCTCTACAAGAGTACGAGGAAGCACTTGAAGAGGCTAAGAAGGACTATGTCAAAAATTTGAACATCATTACCAATTATTACCGTTCATTCGGAGGTATCAGATGATTACAATGCAAGTAAAAGACATACCAATGCCAAACGGCCTCCGCTATTGTGCGGTATGCCGATACGATGGAAATGAGAATACTTTTTCATACTATTCGGTAGATCACGAAACCAAGCGCGGATTTATCAAGCGAATAAAGAACACAATCAAGCACGAATTTCACGAAAAACCGGAGGTATTATTAAAGCATTTTTAGCTATACTATTTTTAATCACGATTGCATTAGAAGGCGAAACCATTAGTCAAATGATGATACAACTATCGTTGATTCTCATTATCTCGATGTCATTTCTAGCATACGAGAAGAGAGAGCGCCGAATCCACAAATTAAAGGAGGATGTATGGAAGAGATAAGGTGCGAATGTTCCGATGAGATACTGGAGATAAAAGATTTACAAATTGAGGACAATTCGTTCTGTGATGGCTTCGGTACTGTAACCGATGTACAAGTCGTATGCCCTAATTGCGGTGCGCCTATGGGCGAATTTGCAAGCCTAGACGATGTCATAGAGGCCAAGAGTGAGTGGTAATTCATTCACTAACCGGTAACGACTTAATAATGACACAAAAAATAGCATATTTGTTTCATTAATAATTTATTATGGCAAATGCTCAATAACTCATTCACTAACCGATAAATTAACAGATAACGACTTAAAAACAATACAATGAAAACACCAGTAGAATATCTATCGGAAAAATATAACTACATTACTTGGCTTCGTAACCGAGATGAAATTTCAGCAGGTACAGCTGATGAATGGCGTGATAAATTCCTGAAACAAGCTAAGGAAATAGAAAAAAATGCAATCATTCAATCCGTTAACGATGGTAAAGGAATGGCTATAGGCTCTATTGAAAATAAAAGTTTAGAACAATACTACAACGAAACCTTTAACACCAAAGACGAATGAATAAGGCAAAACTTGTTGGTATGATATGTAAAGAGCGGTTGCAAACGCTTGAGGAGAAGCCACCCAATTTTTGGAATAAAGAAAGTCCTCACACCTTATTCAATTTGTCAAGTATTCTGCGCAAAAAACTTGACTACAATCTGCACAACAAAAACCCTAAAATCTGCATAACAAAATGACACAATCAATGAAAGAAGAGCAAGAGGTATGGGATTGGCTACAAGATCAAAACCTCGCGCGAGTAAAGCAAAAAACCGGAGTTACAATGAGCCGGCTACATTATTTTAAATCGGGCAAGGCGAAATATGCCAGCTTTCAAGTAGTGAGAGCAGTAATGCTACTAATGGAGAAAGAGAAATGAGCTATTTCAATCTAACAGAATTTATCAAAGATGAGCAACTCGATCATCCACAAGTAAAGGAGAGGAGCATCATCCCAAAGATTAAGACGTGGATTGATGAACTCGACAAAGTGCGCTCCTTAGTGGGCTTCCCCATCAAGATTACCGACTCTGTTCGTTTTGGGCAAGGCTCAAGCCAACACTATTTCAACGGCTCGGGAGCGATAGATTTGAGGCCATCTCTCACGAATTACGACAGTTTCAACCGGCTACTCTTAGCTCTATACGCTAACCCAAATATCAACCGTATATGCTACTATCCTCCAGGAGAGCTCTTTGCATTCGGAGGGTTTCACATCGATAAAAAATACAGAGGGAAACATCTCTTTATCTCCGATCGGGATAAGGTAGATTGGGAGCATATAGAATTATACGATATTGTGAAAATCATAGAATAGACTTTCGATAAATTGTAAAAAGTTGTAAATTTGTATAAAACAACTTCACTATGCAAATAATCGACTCCAAAGCAATTTTCGGTATATTCGGCACAATAACTACCTGGATGATTTCTCTCATGGAGGGAAGTCTAGCGGAAACAATAATCGTAAACCCAAGTATCGTATCGGCAACGGCCGTTGCGGTGTATATGCTAGTGAAGGCATACAATGAATACCAAAAAGGTAAAATCGAACGCGAGCAAATGTGAACTCTGCAAAGATCACTATCACGATCTCAACCTTTGTTCCGATACAAAGTGCTTTCACAACCTCGACATCAATTTACGCAAAGCAAAACAGACTCCTCTCCCTCCGATTAAGCGCTCCCTACCCTACCGGATTAAGAAAAAACTCCGGAATATCAATCCATTCGAAAAATTCGTATATTTACTCATAACCACAATCGCAACATCTCTCGGCATTAATGTCGCAGGGATAAGACAATTACTCGAAATGGAATTTACAGAATTAACAATCGTTCAATTTGCCATCTATGTAATCGGCTTAGTAGGAATGTTTGCGCTCGGCTTACTAAAGACCGGACCAGGACTCAAGGCCAAACTCAATGTGTTAGTTGAGTACCTATCAGAGGAGCTGATAAAAGCAACCGATGAGGCAAGCGAGGCCGGCCAAAAGATTACCAAGTCCGAGATAATGGCTATCGCTGAGGGAGCAATCAAAAGCGTATTTAAATAATGGCCTATAATACCGATGAGTTATATAACCAAGCCTTGCAGGAGATAGAAGAAAATACATTGTTCTTTGTTTCTGATGTAGTGGCTTACTTAGGTATTGCAGAGAGTACATTCTATGAGCATTTTCCTCCTGATTCGGAGAAATCAAAGGCCATAAAAGAAAGGCTCAATAAAAACGCGATGCGTACAAAGGTATCAATACGATCTAAGTTGCATCAAAGTAAATCACCTGCCGGACTCCTGGCTCTATACAAGCTCCTAGCAACCAATGATGAACGCAAGGCACTAGCAATGGAATACAGAGAACATAGCGGAGAGGTAAAGCTCCCAAAATTGGAGGTAGTCTATGGAAACATTCCGGATGGGGATGAATCAAAAGGTTCATCAAAGCCTCCTAAAAAATAAGCCTATCAACGTACAACAAGGCGGAAGTAGCTCGGGAAAAACTTACACGATACTCCAACATCTCTTTATGGTGGGAGCGGAGGATAAAGAAACAATCACAGTAATCGCAGAGGATGTTCCCAATCTAAAGTCCGGAGCTTATCGAGATGCTAAAACGATACTATCCAACACTCCGGAACTTAAATTGTATTGGCCGTATGAGAATAAATCGGATCGTATCTTTGAATGCGTTAACGGTTCGATAATGGAGTTTAAGTCATTCCAGGATGAGTACGATGCCCGATCCGGTAAAAGGACAATCGCATTTTTCAATGAGGCCAACGCTATCAAGTACGGTATATTTGAGCAAATCAACATCCGTACCACAAAGCAAACAATACTCGATTTCAATCCAAGTGCGAGATTTTGGGCGCACGATAAATTACAAGGTAGAGAGGATGTCGAGTGGTGCATAACGACGTATAATGACAATGAGTTTATCGCGCCGGCTATCAAGGAGAAAATAGAGAGCTATGAGCCAACTCCGGAAAATATAAAAAGAGGTACGGCCAACGAATACCGGTGGCTAGTATATGGAATGGGTAAAGTGGGGAGGTTGGAAGGGCTTATCTTTCCAAACTTTGAAACCTCAAGCGAATGGCCAGAGGAGTACAAATGGAGAGCCTTCGGGATGGACTTCGGTTTTACAAACGATCCTACAACTCTAATCGAGGTGCGACTGCATTCCGGTAAACTGTATGTAAAAGAGCATATATACCGGAAAGGCCTCACAAATCAAGATATTAGCCGTTACGTGAAAGATTTAGGTATTACAGATCAAATAATAGCGGATAGCGCCGAGCCTAAAAGCATCGAGGAGCTTAAGAGGGAGGGAATATGGGTATCTCCAGCGCAAAAAGGTAGAGATTCGATTATGTACGGCATTCAGCGAATGAACGAATATCCCATTGTGGTACATACATCAAGTAAGAATCTAATTGAGGAATTTTCTTCGTATATTTGGGCGAAGGATAGGCATGGAGTATCGACCAATAAACCCACAGACCATTTCAATCATGGCATCGATGCAATTAGGTATTGTTTGACCGATAAGCTCCGGAGAAAAAAGCTAGAATTTGATTTGATATAGATCATTGTATCTTCTGTTTGTTACATAGGTTTTGACCGGCTTATGTTTC